AGATCACGCTAGAACAAGGTGGTAACAATGATAGTTTGCAAGATTGGCTGAATCACGTTTCATTCTTTGATAAACTCAATGAGTTGGGGAAACAAACAAGCATTTATGGGCGCTCGATTGGATATGTTTATCAAAATGAAAATGCTGAAACAGAGTTTAATTATGTTAGTCCATCTAAAGCTTTTATTATCTATGACAATACGGTTAACAGAGAGCCATTAGCATTCGTAATGTATGAGTATTACGATACTGAAAGCGACTGGCAAGCTAGAGGTAAAATTTACTACTCAAATAAGGTTTATGATTTTGATGATATGAAGATATCAGATAATTATATAGTTAATCCTTATAAGATGGTTCCAGCCGTTGAGTTCTATGAAAACGAAGAGCGTCAAGGTGTTCTTGATCCTGTTAAGACATTGTTAAATGCTTATGATAAGGTACTTAGCCAAAAGGCTAATCAGAATGAATATTTTGATAATGCATATTTAGCACTGTTTAATGTCCATTTGAAGACCGATAAGAAGACAGGAAAGCCTATCATTGATCTAGTAAATAATAGATTTTTGTACCTACCTAATACGACACCAGGAACGGAACCGAAACTTGAATTCGTTTCAAAGCCGGATAATGATGGGATGCAAGAGAATTATTTGAAGCGATTAGAGGATTTAATTTATCAAGTCTCAATGGTGCCTAACCTTAACGATCAAGCTTTTGCAGGTAATCAAAGCGGTGTAGCTCTTCAATATAAGCTGTTATCCTTACAGAATAAAACAGCAAATCAAGCTAGAAAATTCAAAAAATCACTCAGACAATTGTTCCGAGTGATTTTTTCTATTGGTCAAGTAGTCAATAAGCCTGATTTATGGGATCAGTTGTCAATTGAGTTCTATCCAAACTTACCAACTGATTTGGCTGGTGCTATTTCAGAAGCTAAGAATGTTGAAGGGTTGGTTTCTCAACGCACAGCATTAAAATTATTGCCGTTCGTTAGTGATCCTGATGAGGAAATCAAGCAAATAAACCAAGAAAAGCAGGAAAGTATTAAGACCGCCCAACAAGCTGCTGGATCATTACCCGATTATTTAGATTCTGGTGACGATGATGATAAGTCTCAAGAAAAGTAAGGCCTACTGGGATGCGAGAGCCAAAGATGAAAAGGCTTGGCAAGAATCAGCTAAAAAAGATATGGAAAAGTACAACCAACATATAGTTGAGATGTATAACCATGCTATTGCCGATCTTAACCAACAAATTAAAGCAGATTTAGCATTAGCAAATGGCAAGCTTGTTACTTCTGAGGGGATGAAAGAGTATGAAGCATTAGCAAAAAGGGCAGTTGATAAGGCTAAGGCAATCAGGGCTAACGGTAAACGCGTTACTCGTAAAGACTTCTCAAAAGATGTCAATGATCGTCTTAAGATATATAACGCAACTATGTGCATTAATCGTAATGAGATCATTAAATCGAAGATTGGAGCTAGACTTGTTGAACTTGGCGTTGATCAAGAAGAAAGCCTAACTGACAAACTTTGGAATGATTACATCAAAGAAAAAGAACGCCAAGCTGGTATTCTTGGTATTACTACTAAATCTCATTTATGGACTTCAAAAGAGGTTCAAGAGCAGATTGCTAAGCAAGTTGCAGGAGCTAATTTCTCTAAGCGTATCTGGGCTGATATGGACGGATTAAAAGGTCAATTAGACGGATTAGTATCTAGTGCAGTTATCCGTGGCAAATCTCCACAAGAGATGGCAAAATGGCTAACTGGAATGGTATCCTCAACTGTAAGTAATCAAGAATATGCTGCTGAAAGATTAGCTAGAACTGAGATGGCTAGGGTACAATTTGAAGCCCAAAAAAATTCGATTATAGATACTGGATATAAGTATGTTAAGTGGATTGCTGAGGGTTCAGCATGCAAAGCGTGCCGTGAAATAGCCTATAAAGATAATGGCTATGATGAATGCGGTGTCTATAAGGCGAAAGATGTACCAGATATCCCAGTACATCCCAATTGTATGTGCTCTATTTCAGCTCATTGGGTTGATGAAAGTATTACAAAAAGCGACACAAAGTCTGGAATGGAGACTATTTAATCCAAATTAGTAATGAATTGAAAGTAAAGAACAGTTAAATTGACTGTTCTTTTTTATTCGTCTCCCAAGACGTTAAATGCGAGGTTAAATGGGCTCCCAAGCCTTAAAATGCGAGGAGGTTAAACATGGAAGACGAAAGCAAGACTCAATCTGAAGAAGTAAAAGATGAAGTTCAACCCAAGGCCAAGGAAGAACCAACAGTTACTAAGCAGATTGAAAAAATGAGAAAGCGTATTGATCAAGAGGTTGGTCAACGAAAGGCTTCTGAAGATTTAAATGCTAAGTTACAAGATCAAGTGAAAACTTTGACAGAAAAGCTTAAATCACAAGATAAATCTAAGGAAGATAAAGTTGAGAATCCAGAATTAGATGAAACTAAGAAAGAAAATGAAAATCTTAAAGCTCAACTAACCCGTAGAGATCAAATGGATACAGTAGCACAGCAATTCAACAAGGCTGGTGTAATTGTGCCTAAGGAAGTGTTAAAGCTTGTCGTGCCCTCTGGAATTGATGAGAAACAAGTATCAGTTAACATGAAAGCTCTTAGTTCTTTTTATGATGATATCGTAAAGCAGACTAAGCAAGAATTTCTAAAAGGCGATACTCCTAAGATTACTGGAAGTGATACCAAGCCTTTTGATCGTGCGAAAGTAAGGAAAATCTCTGATCCGGTTAAACGAGTTCAGATGATTCAAGAGCATATTAAAGATTACAGATAGGAGAAATTAAATGACTGTAGATGAAAATGTAGTTACTAGTGATAAATTAGTAGCACACTCAATTGATTTTGTAGAACAATTTTCTGATAATGTAAAGACCTTACTTGGTGCGATGGGACATGTTCGAATGCATCCAATGGCATCAGGGACACAAATTCAAACTTATAAAAAGGAAATCAAAGAAGCTACTAGTCGAACGGTAGATGAAGGAGAAGTAATTCCGTTAACGCAAGTTAAACGAACAAAGGATAAAGTTTATACTTTAAGCCTTACTGACAAGTTACGAAAAGTAACTACTTTTGAAGCAATTCAACAAGATGGATTTGATCAAGCAGTAACATTTACTGACCAGCGTCTTTTATCCATTGCACAAAAGAATGCTAAAAAGGACTTCTTTTCAGCATTAACTAGCAAAGGAACTACAGCTACTTCTGGCAATGCTTTGCAAGGAGCAATTTCTAATGGCTTAGGCAAGTTAGCTGGTTTATTTGAAGACGTTGATAATGTTGGAACTACTATCGTTTATGCTAACCCAAGTGATGTATATGGCTACTTGGGTAAGGCACAAATTACTACTCAAACTGCCTTTGGTTTGAAATATCTACAAAACTTTTTAAATGCTGATGTAGTATTTTTAAGCACTTCCATTCCAGAAGGTAAAGTTGTGCTAACTGTAGATAACAACATCAATTTCTATTATGTAGATATGCACGGACAAGCAGGTAATGCTTTTAATATGACAGTAGATGAAACTGGCTTAATTGGTGTAACTCATAGTAGACTTGATGACTCATTAAGTTATCAAACCGTTGCAGCAGGAGGCTGGTTAATTTTGCCAGAAAGAACCGATGGTATTGTAACTTCATCTATTACAGTTCCTGGACCATCTCAAGCCGGTGGCGCTAGCGTCGGGCACTAAAGGAAGTGGTCTAGGTGTCTGATAAATTAGCTAAAGTCAAGATTGCACTTCAGCTTAAAACTGATGAGTATGATGATTTACTTGAAATTTATCTTGAAGATGCAACTGATGCTTTAAAGTTACTCTTATCAATTAATGAAGATCTTCCACAATCGTTAGAACATATTGTGCGTGCAGTTGCTGTAAAGAAGTTTAATCGGCTTAAAAACGAAGGTATGGCGTCTTATAGTCAAGACGGAGAAAGCATAACTTTCAATTCCAACGATTTTGACGACTTTAAAGATGAGATTGAGCATTATCGTCAAGATAATAATGTTCTTAATCAAGGGATGTGGGTGAATCCATATGAGGTATGACACGATTGTTAGCTTGTTTAAGAATTCTGATGGCAAATATAATCCACGTACTCATAAGCATAATGCTGAACCCATTCTTATTGATTCATTATTTGCTAACGTGACTGATTTGGGGCTTAAGAACCAAGTTCAATTACTAGGTGGAATTAAGCAAGGATCTAAAACGATTAGATTCAAAGAAAAAGTAGCTAATGATTGGGATTACTTAACGATTGATGAAGATGATCGAAAGTATCGGTTCATTAGCTCATTGAATGTTCAAAAAGGTTATGCAGTGATTGTAGGTGAAGACGTTGGCTGAGATAAAAATTGAAGGATTAAGTGCGTTAGTTTCTGGTATTGATGCCAAAAAGTATTCTGGTAAGCAGATTCGTAATGTAGTCATGAAAAACGGGGCAGATCTTCAAGAAGACGCCCAAAAGCGTATGACTAAATCGGTTGCTTATGTAAAAGGTTACTCAAAAGGAACAACTAGACGTAGCACGACACTAACCATTAGTGATGATGGAATGAAAGCTACAGTTGCACCCGGTACTGAGTATTTTCCTTATGAAGATAGGGCTGTTGCATAGTAATATGTAACTTAGCACTGACCAAAATCGGTGGAAAACTTGGTCTAACAACGCTTTTTACGAATACGGAACGTGATATAATTATAGTGAGGTGATCACTATGGATATCATTGATATTTCTAATCGTAAAGGTAATGGTTTTAATAATCTAACCGGCAAGCGCTATGGGAGGTTAATAGTTATTGGTTTATCCCCTAAAAAGAGCGGAAGAAAATCATATTGGGTTTGCAAATGCGATTGCGGAAACACAATAGCTGTTAGAAGCGATATGTTAAAAAGTGGCAATACACGTTCTTGTGGTTGTTTGAAGCGTGAACAAGATAAAGTTAATCTTTCTAAATTTCACAAAGGATACCATACACCAACTCGACTGTATGATATATGGATGAATATGAAAGGCAGATGTTTAAACCGAAATAACAAAAATTATTATCGTTATGGAGGTCGAGACATAAAAATTTATCCTGAGTGGATTCACGATTATAGCAAATTCAGAGATTGGGCTTTTAATAATGGGTATAAAAAACATCTAACTATTGATCGCATTGATAATAATGGAAACTATGAACCTGACAATTGCCGTTGGGTAACTATGAAAAAACAATCTAACAATCGCAGAAGCAACCATAACGTTATCTGGAATGGCGAAACACACACTAATGGAATGGTCTGAAATTTATTCAATTAATTACGGTACATTAAATGATCGTTACCATCGCGGTGATGTTCCACCACGATTATTCAGACCAGTTAAACCAAGAAGACACCGAGGTAAACATCAGAACTAAAGCACTGATGTCACCGTAGAGCATAGGGGTTGAACCTGTGCTTTTTATTTTACACAGAATAAAAAATCCCCACGAGTGGTTGGCAACCATGAATATGGTTGAAAATGTATGCCGAACTTACAGGCAACTGTAAGAAGTAAAGGATAAAAAGCCTTTACGATAACAAATGTATCTAGAATGGGGCACCAGGTATATGGAAGCAGAGCCTACGCTTAACCCTGCATTTCAGAAAATTAAGCAACAGTTTTATAAAGATGTAATGAATTTGGTTAGAAAATGATAGATGTACAAGAAGAGCTTTTTGATAGGCTTTATTTTTTTGCACAAAATGAGTTAGGTTTTGATACTTACGACTCATTGCCAAGAGACGGGACTAAGTACCCGTTTGTTGAGATAGCAGAAACGAATTTAGTTTCTGATGATTTGAAAAATGCATATTCTGGCACAATTACTCAAACAGTTAACGTTTGGGGCGACCAAGATATGCGCTTTCTAGTTACTCAGATGATGAACAAGTTGTGTGTGAATCGTGTTAGTAGCGAACATTACACGTTTAACTTGAAAAATATTCAAAAAAGAATATTACCCGATTCAAGCGTTCCAAATACTCGGTTATTTCACGGTGTTTTGACACTTGAATTTGTTTATACGAAAGGAAAAATTTAAATGGCAGAAGTTCAAGCATTAGCTGGTAAACGAATGGTGTCATATTTTCGTTTACTAAAGAATGCAACTAAAGAAAAAGCGGAAATTGTTCCACTTGAGGGAGATTCAAGTATTTCTTTCAAGCGTAATTCTAAATCAACAACTACTAAGTCTGGAAATATTTCAACTAGTGCAGGGTTAACAACTGAAATTGACCAAACATTCTATGAAGGTATCAACAAAGTTTCAGACGAATTCTATGATGCAGTACTTAATGATGAGGTTGTCGAGTATTGGCTAGTTAATTTAGATAGAGTTAACAATAAAGGACAATTCTGGGCTATTTATGCAAGAGCTAAGGTTACCGAAGATAAGCCTAGCTTTAAAGCTGACTCAACAGCTGAACGTTCCCCAAAGATGGAAGTTATTGGTACTCCACGAAGAGGATACTTAACTCTTAGTGATTACGATCAAGACATGCTTGCTTATGCATTCCGTGGTATTGGTCAAATTACTGGTACAGCTAAGGAAGATGGTACTGATGGCGGTGGTTTAGCTTATGAGAATAATGCTGATCCAAGTAATGACACTGTACCGACTGAAAAAAATAGCTCTAGTGAATCACATACTGCTCAAGGAGGTCACGATTAATGCAAATCAAAATTAATGGTAAAACCTATGACTTAAACTTTGGCATTCGTTGGGTTCTTTTAATGAACCAAAATCACAATATCAGCGGAAATGGTTTATCCCAAGGAATGGGCATTAATCAAGCTGTAGCATCACTATCTCAATATGATCCAATTGGTTTATCTGAAATTCTTTTAAACGCTACATGGATCAACAAGGAGCGCCCAACGTCTACTGATATTGACCATTATTTAGAAACTGACGCAGATATTAAAAAACTCTGTGACAGTATCTTGAAAGAAATCGAAACTGCTAATGCTACTAAGGCACAGGTAAAAAACGTTCTAAAGACTATGAAAAAGGCACAAGAACAAGCTATGAACAAGAATTTAGAGAAATTAGGTTAAATTCTCTAGCTTACTTAGGTTTTCATAGTCTAAAGGACATAGATGCAATGACCATTGCTGAATATGAACTTCGAATGGAGGCATATAACTTAAAGCAAGTTGAAAAACAGTATGATTCAGCAATGTCAGCATGGATGAATCGAAATGCGCAAGCATTTGACAAAGACGGTAATGCTGTTTTTACAGATTTTAGTGATTTCTTTGATAAACAGGGAGCAATTGATCAAGTAAGGAGTACGTTTGAACCGGATTATAAACCATTAAATAATAAATCTGAGCAAAATCATATGAGTAAGCAAGACATTATGATTAAGCGGATTAAGGAGTACCAAAAATTGCACCCAAGAAAGGAGGCAACCAATGAATAATGAATCATTTAGCATAGTTGCCGTTCTTTCAGCAATTGACCAAGGATTTACTTCTGGTTTAGATGCAGCAGCAGCTAAAGCAAAATCTTTCAGTGAAGGTTCAAAAATCTCAATGGAAGATATTGGTACTGGTATGACTGTAGCAGGTGCAGCAGTTACTGCAATGGGTGTCAAGTCACTTGATTCTTTTGGTAAATTTGAAGCCAGTTTAAACCAAGCAGCAGTTGTTGCAGGTGGTACAGCTAAAGATATTGGTCAACTTGATGACTTAGCCAATAAAATGGGTGCTGACTTACCATTATCTGCACAAGATTGTGCTGATGCCATGATTGAGATGGCTCGTAATGGTGCATCTATTGGAGACATTAAGAAACAATTCCCGGCGATTGCTCAAGCTGCTACTGCTGCCGGTGCTGATATCAAAGCTACTGCAGGGGTTGTTCAAGAAGCAATGAACAGTTGGGGTAAATCTTTGGATTCCCCTCAACAAGCAGCAGCTATATTAGTTCAAACTGCTAATGCGTCAAACGCTAGCGTTGAAGACATGCAACAGGCGCTTGCTACTATTGGTGGTTCAGCTGGTCAAGCTGGCATGAGTTTGCAAGTAACATCAGAAGCAATTGGTCTGTTAACTAATAAAGGATTTAGTGCAGCACAAGCTTCTATGGATTTGAACCATGCTATTTTGCAAATGATGGCTCCTTCTAAAGTTGCAAAAGATGCCATGTCTAGCTTGGGTATCAGCTTTACCGATGCTCAAGGTAAAATGAAACAATTCCCAACTATTTTATCTGAATTAAATCAGGCTTTAAATGGTTTAAATCCTGATGAAAAGGCACAAAAATTAAAGGCAATGTTTGGTACTGCTGGTATGCAAGCCATTGTTCCACTCCTTGATACGGTAAAGAACAAGACCAATGATGCCAAAGTATCGTGGGACGCTTACGCAAGAGAGCAAGAAAAAGCAGCTGGTTCTACCAAAAAGGCTAATGCTTCTTTGAAAGAGCAATCTGATGAAATGCAGAAAAACGTTGGATCAAGTATCGAACAATTGGGCGGTAACTGGGAATCACTTCGCAATAAATCTATGAAGTCTGCTCAAGATATTAATGGAGCGTCAATTAGAAATGCTAATGCTATGCTCCAATGGGCTACTGATTCAAATTCAGCAACTGCTAAGTTCATTCGTGGATTTATTGGATTAAGTCCTGCTATTGGTACTGCAACGACTTCTGTTGGTATGTTTTTAAGGAATGCGAAAACTATTGCTGGAACTCTTTCTGGTGGAGTTACTGGAATAAGTAATTTCGTAAAAGTTGGTACTGGCATTGTTCAGGTGGCGTCAGGGGCGAAAACAGCAGAGCAAGCATTTGGAAAACTAGCTGAAAGTTCGCATTTAGCAGCAGCTGCCCAAAAAGTGGCTACTACTATTCAACTAGCATATGGAGTTGCTACAGGAAAAGTGGCTGCTGAGCAAGCAACTCTTAGTGCTGCGATTCTTGCGAGTCCTATTACTTGGATTATTGCGGGGGTTGTTGCTGTTGTTGCAGCATTGGCTCTATTTTTTACTAAAACAAAAACCGGACAACAAATGTGGGCTAATTTTGTTAGCTGGTTAAAAAATGCTTGGCAATCATTGGTTCAGGTAGCTCAAACAGTATGGAATGCTATAGTTCAATCCTTCAATACATCTGTAAATGCAGTAAAAGGTGCTTGGAACGGAATTGCAGGTTTCTTTAGTAATTTATGGCAAGGAATTGTACAGGTAACCAAATCCATTTGGTCTGGTTTAACCCAATTCTTTTCTCAGATTGCAACGACAGTTCAAAATGTTTGGAATGGCCTTACAAGTTTCTTTAGTACCTTATGGAATGGAATAGTTTCAGTTGCTAAAGGTATTTGGCAAGGACTAGTTTCTTTCTTTAGTCCATTAATCAACGCTATAGCTTCAATATGGCGAAGTTTAATTACTGTAGTTAAGAACGTTTGGCAAAGTATAGTCGATGGCGTTAAACCAATTATTGCTGCTCTTAAAAATCTATTTAGTGCATTAGCTGATTTCTTTAGAACTTTGTGGACTGGAATTGTTACCGTTGCTAAGGCAATATGGCAAGGCCTTGTTGTGGCATTTAATTCAATTGTTTCAACAATCAAAGCAATTTGGAATCCAATAAAGACGTTCTTTAGTGGATTGTGGACTGGAATTATTACTGCAGCAAGGATAACTTGGCAAGGATTAACTGTGCTTTTCACAGCGATGGTTACTGTGACAAAGGCGATTTGGAATCCGATTAAGATATTTTTCAATCTTTTGTGGCAAGGAATTGTGCTAGCTGCAAAAGTAACTTGGCAAGGTTTAGTTGTCATCTTTAAGACGATAGTTGCAGTTATCAAAGCTATCTGGACCCCAATCAAAGCTTTCTTTAACTTATTATGGCAAGGAATTTTGCTTGTAACTAGAACCGTCTGGAATGCAATCAGAAACTACATTTCAGCTGTGTTTAAGAATATTCAAACTGTAATCAGAGCTGGAATGAATATCATCAAGACCATATTCACAGCTGGTTGGAATATTCTTACTACAATTGTAAGTACGGTTTGGAAAATTATTACTACAGTAATTTCAACCGCTATTAATGCAGTGGCTGGTATTATTAGAGCGATTACTGCTGTAATTCGTGGCGACTGGTCTGGTGCATGGAATGCGATTAAAGGCGTTGCTCAGACTGTATGGAATGGCATTAAGTCAGTTGTTCAAATTGGGATTAGTGCTGTTCAATCTATTGTTAGAACAGTAATGAATGCCGTTAAGGGAGTATTCAGTTCAATTTGGAACGCAATTAAAGGAATTTTCAATAATAGTGTTCAGTTCATCAAATCGGTAATGCACGTTGATTTAGGAGCTCAAGGTCGGGCAATTATGGATTCTTTGCTTGGAGGTTTAAAGCAAGCTTGGGAAAATGTTAAGAGTTTTGTTGGCGGTATCGGTAGCTGGATCAAGGAACACAAAGGACCACTATCTTACGATGAACAGTTATTGATCCCAGCTGGTTTAGCTATCATGTCTGGGTTGAATGGCGGTTTAACTAATGGGTTCAGTGATGTTCAAGACAATGTTTCTGGAATGGCTGGAGTGATTTCAGATCAGGTTACTGGAATCATGGATAAAGCGCAAAATGCTTTGAATGATGACCAGTTATCTATTCCTGCAATCAATTCTCAGCAGTATTCTGAATCAATCGACCGACTTAATAGTATGGCCAAAGGCGGTAATTACAACCAAAATGTAACCATGCAAGAAAGCGGACTGCAGAAGACTAATACTGAATTGCTACGTAAGATTGCTAATAAGGATAATACGATGATTCTTGATGATGGTACATTAGTAGCCAAGACAGCCCCGAAGATGGACGAATCAATTGGCAGCAAGGTTAACTTGAAAGACAGGTGGTCAAAATAAAAGATTTATTTTCTCAATTTAATCATCAATATCAAGAGAGGTACGACTTTCATGATTTAGATAAGAATTCAGACATTGATCTTTATATGTTACCTGATGAAGGCTTTGCTTTTGCTAACTTCAACTCGGCTGACAAGGGTTGGTGGCTTACCAAGAGGGATGCACCAACGCCAAAAGAGAAAGAGATAACCTATTCTGTCCCTTACTCGCAAGGCGAGGAAGACTTTTCTAATTTGGATAATCAACGTTTCTTCGAAGCCCGTGAGATCACTTACGAGCTTCTTTTAGTTGATGATGATTACTCTTACAGAAAAGCCAAGGAAAAGGAAATCAAGCGTCTAGTCATGCAAGCAGCAGGATATAGAGAGCTTGATGATACTTTTAATTCTGGCTTTTGTTTCTCTGCTAAATCTAATGTTCTGATGATGAAAGTAATGGTACTTTAATAGCCACAGTGAAGTTTAAGGCATATCCTTATGCAATTGCTAGAAGTTATGAAGGTAGTGACATTTGGGACGAGATTAACTTTGATAACTGGCAGGATCAACAGACCACTTTTGAAGTGAACGGCAATTCTGTTAAGGCTGACCTTGATAATTACGGCTCTAAGCCAGTAGAACTAAGTTTTGCGGTAACAGGGAAGGTTAAGGTAACTGGTTCTAATATCAATCTTGATTTAGATCAAGCAGGAGCAACTAAGGTAACGATAATGCTACCAGTTGGAGTAACTAGCCTGATTGTTTCAGGTAATGGTATAGTTCACTTTCAGTTTAAACGAGAGGAGATGATTTAGTGGGATATAGGATTGTGGCATATGATAAGCCAACTGATAAGAATGGTTTTATCGTGTATGACCAGAACCTAGCAACAAGGAACTTAGTATCTGGTTCTTTAAATCTAAAGTTAACAGATATTGATGATCTTGATCTTACAGTGAATCAGCTTAATCCTCTCTATGATCGTGTTGAACCGCTTATCACTCACATTGAAGTTTATGAAGATGATGAGCTTATCTTCCGTGGACGTGCGATTAAGCCAACTAAAGAAATGGCTTCTAATGGTGGATTCACTCGTGAGTATATTTTTGAAGCAATTGACGCCTATCTGTTAGATAGCATACAACGCTTTGACAATGATTCAGGATCAAGTGCCAAGCAGTATTTGCAAAAGTTAATTAAGGTGCATAATGACCAGCTTGATGATAAGTACAAGCATTTTCAATTAGGCAAGTGCGATTATTCTGATAAAGATGGTATTGTTCAACGTCAGATTGATTATCCAACTACGAAGGAGGCAATCACAGCCCAGCTGATTAACAAGAGTGGTGGTTATATCAGAGTTCGATATGACCACGACAAGCAGATTAACTATCTTGATTACACCAAAGCAATAGGAGTATCCCACAAGGAGGACACTCCTATTTCTGTTGGTAAGAATATGTTATCTGCTAAACAGACTATTGATCCTACTGGGATAACCACTCGATTAATTCCACTCGGTAAGGTTCAGCCAGCGCCTAAAACAACGCTAGGCAATGATGATACAGTCGATGAACACGGTGTTTCTATTTCAGGCACAACTCATGCTGTTAATGGTGATTGGGGTCCTGCTATTAGATATGCTGCTAAGCTTATGGGCGTAAACATAACTGATGAGTACGTTGAAAAGATTAAGCGCATGATCCAAGGCGAAAGTGGTGGTTCAGAAACTGTTGTTAATAACTGGGACAGTAATGCAGCCGCTGGTCACCCAAGTACTGGTTTATTACAGTTTATACAGGGTACTTTTGACAAATATTGTGTTAAGCCGTTTACCAATTTACGTGGCGGATTTGATCAACTTTTAGCTTTATTCAATATGGACGATTGGCAAGCAGAGGTTGACAAGTGGCAAATCTATCATGCTTGGTCGCCTAACGGTAATCCACGTCTTAAAGAAGTAAGTACTACTACAGTTCATAAAACGTCACATAATACATGGGGTTGGCCGTTTCCATCAGTTGGCGAAGGTCATTTCATGGACGCACAACTTTTTGGAGTACATCCTGGTAATGGCAGAACTAATAATTTTCATGATGGTCTAGATTTCGGATCAATTGACCACCCTGGCAGTGAAGTTCATGCAATTCACGGTGGAACGGTAACCAGAATTAGCAGTGACGGTTATATAGGTTGGTATGTAGTTACTCATTCAAGAGATGGATATGACATTGTCTATCAAGAAGCTTTTTCAAGTCGTGGAAACATCAGAGTTTCGCAAGGTCAAACGATTAAGACTGGCGATGTAATTGGTATCCGTGATACTAGTCACGTCCATATCGGTGTTACGAAAAAATCTTGGTATGAGGGTTACACAAAAGGTCATTCCTTTGACCCTAACTGGGCTTGGCTAGATCCTTTAAAGTTGATCAAAGAGGGGGGGGCAAAAAGGTGACAGTGATAGCCATTCAACAACGTACGAAGATGAAAGCCCACAGCCTAGATTTAATATTTCTAGCGTGAATGGCGGTAAGGATTATATTCAAGATGCCGACTTAATACGACAGTTTGGAGTAATTGAAGGAACGCAAATTTTTGATGACCTGCAAGATCCAGCTCAAATTAAACAAATGGGTGAAAAATGGCTTGCTAATGAAAAACAGCACGTAACTAAGAACTCATTTGAGGTTTCAGCACTAGAACTACCTGAATTTGATCGGTTCAAGGTTGGCGACTCTTATCAGTTCGTCAATCCACAGGTATCTAAGACAGCTCAATTACTTCAAGTAGTCGAGAAAGATATTAATTTTGCACATGAACGAAATAGCAGCTTGAAGATTGCTGATGTTGCTAAGAGCTTAACAGACTATCAGATTGAAGACGGCAAGAAGATTAATGCTAGATTTCAATCAATCCAGAAGACGCTAGCTCAACAATCTTTGACCATTGCTAATTTATCGTCTGGTGCAATGAGTGTTGAGAGCAACAATAATCAGGTTAATCAAAGCATTAACAAGGTATCTGATCAGAGTAATTTTGATGCTCGTTATATTAAAGATGAGTTAGATAAGCACTTAGAGGATTATGCCAAAATCAAAAAAATTATTGATGATCTGCCAAACAAGTATGCGACCACAGAGCAGCTAAAAGTAGTAAGTGAAAAAGTAGATAAATTAGAGCAGAAGGGAGAGGGCAATGGCTAATTATTTTGACATCAGTCATATAGATGGCAAGCAGTTAACGCCACAGCAAATTGCGGACGCTATACGACACAAAAAGTTTGGCGTTGATGTCCGTGAAGCTATGGCACAGGGCTTAGAGTACTGCATGACACAAGCTCAAGAAGTAACAGATATCAAAGAGAGTATTGGAGCGATTAATAAACAGATTGACAAGCTCAATGTTGCCGTCTTTGGCGATGGGGCAGTTCCAATTGATACTCCAATAGATTCAGACAATCAAACTAATAAAGCACAGGAGGTGCATTTAGATTAATGAATAATCTTAATTCGATTAATAATAATGGCGTACCGTATTACTTCCCAGCAGATATTGCTAAAGAAGGTGGTCAGTATGTACGCATCAGTAACTTTTTCAAAACTCGTGTAGGGGACAACGGCAAGGTTTTACCTTTCAAATGGTATGACCAAGGGCGTGTCATGAATGTGCATGGATATATTCCTTTCATTCAAGGTTTAATTGGTAAATTTAGCACTGATGAGAACGATGAAGTGATTATGGCTCCGGATGCTAGCTATCGTGAATGGCAAGGCTCGACTGCGAATGCTCACGATGGTGGTTTCATCGACTATATCTTAGAAGATCAAATGTTTCCTCAAGAAGGTATCTTCAAAGGTCACTTTGGCTTAAAAGATGGCAATGGTAACGTACTTACTAGCGTTAACATCATTTTTGAAGTCCTTGGCAATGACTTACGAGTTGGCGAGACGGTTAAGTACTATGTGGGAGAATTAGAAAACCTTAAAAATCAATATAAAATTGACGGAGAACAAGCTATTGACGATTTATATCAAAAGTATCAAAATGATGTCGTCCAAGTGCAAAATGCGTTACACACTAATAATGCAAGTCTAGATGCTTTGTCTACAACGGTTAAAGGGCTTAACGCTAATATTCAGGCTAATAATGTTGTAACCAGGCCTGAATTTGACAGATTATCTAATGAAATTGTTACCCGTTTAAGTCAAATGAATACTACGCCTGATTATTATGAAAACTATAATAGTATGATTGCTGCTAATCCTAATGGAACACAGAACCTATGTGTCACCTCTGATAATCAGCATAAATGGTTATATATCAATTCAAAATGGGTAGATTTAGGCGATTTTAGCTATGCTGGTATCGCACCGCAACTAAAGCAAGATTTATATAGTGGCGATCACGATAATGCCCTAATCAATCCCGATCTGAAAAACGATGCGTATAATTGGACTAGGGACTCGAAATGGGATGTTGATCCTGCTCATACTATTGGCAATTCTCTGGCCTATGGATGTTTAGTGCAAAACGCTGCAAAAGACGAAAATCATTCATTCTTCCAAAAGGATATTTTTGTGGCTAAGCGTTCGGTTTTAAGCTGTGGAGTTAAAGTCAACACTAAGGGTCTTAATCAAGGCGCATTACAGTTGCTATTTAGAGATGCAAGCAATGAAGTTATTGACTCTGCCGTATTTAAGGTGCAGTTACCTACTGATACTTATGCTGATTATAAGCAAATCAAGCTAGTGCGGAAACCGCAGCGTTTTCTGTAGTTATGGAAAATGGTTGCAATGGTTTACTTGTTTTTTGTCAACCACAAATTAATTTCGACAGCACTCTTTCTCCCTATACTATAAGCGACTTGAAAATAAGCGATAAGATTACTGATAATATCTTATCTAATCCAGATTTCAAAAATAGTGCAGCTAACTGGGGTCGAACAAGTTCAAAATGGGAATTAGATACTGAACACAGTATTAATAACTCAATGGCGTACGGAATTTATTTAACTACTGTACCTGATAATCCGGAAACTTTTTATCAAAAAAATATTTCTGTGGCTAAACATTCAACTCTAAGTTGCGGCCTAAAGGTTAATGCTAATACTTTGCAATTTGCGCAAGTACAGTTGTTATTTAGGGACGCAAGCAGTACAGTGATTAATTCTTCCGTATTTACAGTGCAATTGCCTACCAATACTTATGCTGATTATAAGCAAATCAAGCTAGAGAATATCGCAATACCAGCTAATGCGGAAACTGCAGCATTTTCTGTTGCGATGCAAGGAACTGGATTACTGATAATATGTCAACCGCAAATGAATTTCGGTAGTAGTCTTTTACCTTATTCGTTAAATGATTTAACAAACGAAAAAACCGATCATGATAATCTTTTGACTAATCCCGATTTAAAGAATAATGCAGTAACATGGACTAAAGACCCAAAGTGGGAATTAGATACTGAACATAGTATTAATAATTCAAAAGCGTATGGCATTAATCTAACTTCAGCTCCTAATAGCCCAAAGACGTTTTATCAAGCGAATATTCCCGTGGCTAATCAAAAGCAAGTTTCTTGTGGTGTCTTGGCTAACGCATTAAATAACGCAGGATCAGTAATTCAATTATTATTTAGAGATGCAAACAATACAGTTATTGACTCTGCTGTATTTACAAATGCAATTCCTACTAATACTGGCGGAAAAGCTGTACTAATCAAGCTAGAGAATATCGCAATACCAGCTAATGCGGAAACTGCAGCATTTTCTGTTGCGATGCAAGGAACAGGAGTACTAGTAATATGTCGTCCCCAAATGAATTTTGGCAGTAGTCTTTTGCCCTATTCATTAAATGATGTTGTAAATAAAAATGACACTTTTGGTAACTTGCCATATTTTAATTTTGAAATTCCTAAAGATTCGATTGGAGAAAAATGGATTAAAGCACCATTCACATACCATAGAGAATCGACTACAATTAGGGGATTTGCGCAAATAGCAATTCAAGGCGATAGTTCAAGAGCATATCCTAAAAAGAACTATAAAGTTAAGCTTTTTAGCGATGAAGATTGCAAAACTAAATTTAAAATTAGACTAAAATCAAATTGGGCTAAAACCAATAAATTTAACCTAAAAGCGAACTGGATAGATGCAACGCAGTCAAGAAATTTAGTAAACGCTTCTTTAATGGCAAGTGCTACGTCAGTTACCCCATTTGCAAAGGCGGAAGTTGAAGATAAATTATCGTATACTCAAAGTTACGGACAAATGGAAGGTTTTCCTGGTTTAGTGCAATTTAATGGAATGTCGAATGGGCTTTATTCATTTAATACTAAAAAAGATGATATTATTTTTGGCATGGAAAATAGTGGTAAAGCAGCGGCTGTATCGATTTTAAATAACGAAAAAGCCCCCGCCAGTCAACTTCTTCGTGTATCCAGTGCTAAGCTAGATAATGTTGCTTATGCAGACGAATTGCATGATACTCCTGATCCTGAGTTGGTGAATAACTGGTCAAAATGGTTAGATTTTTTAAATAATTCTACTGATAATGATTTTAAAAATAAAATTTCTAATTACATCGACTTAAACGCAGCAATTAACATTTATCTTTTTGGTGTAATGAGTAGAGAATACGACTACTACTCCAAATCGATTTTGTTTCTGACTTGGGATAATGGCAACTATTTTTATCCAATTGCTTACGATTTGGATTCGACATGGGGACAAAATGTAACTGGAGCAATTGAAGGTAACCCACAAGACGAAAACTGGGGATTTTCAACAGAGAGATCTGATAGCGCTGACGGTAAATATGTTTCTAATGCAGGTTGGAACAAATTGTTTGAACGTTTGTATACATTATTTAAACCTGAAATAAAAAAGCAATATCAACATCTTCGTTCAACTGTATGGAGAACCGATCAAATTTTAACTCAATTTCAAAATTATATGTTCAAAATACCAGAAGAAGCCATTGAATACGATCATGAATTGTGGAACATTCCTTCTGCCGATACTAATAATTATGAACAATTACATCACGTTATTACGCAACGTTCTAATCAGATGGATAGATGGATCAATCACCTAGAGGAATAACTAACAATGAGGCAAAAATTAAAAAGTCTCCTCCATACTGAACACCAACACCATGGAAACTTGGCATTTGCAATGCTAGAAATCGAATTTAAAAGTAGGTGATAAACATGCGAGAAAATTATCAAAAAATTAGATCTGATCCTTTTAAATTAGTCTTAACAGTTCTACAAACATTAATCAGTCTCTGGATTGCAGGTATTGGAATATTTCTCTATAATGACCAACATTATTTCTTCTGGCCGCCTGATTGGTCAAACATCGAAAACGACGTCAGAATTGATACTTTTATAGTACTAGTGGGGCTAGTGCTTTTTTTATGCACAATTTTCAGAGTAAAAAATCGTAAAATTATAGCCACGCTCTTAGTGTGCTGCGGCGCAATCAGCTTATCTATGGCTACCTTGTCACTGCTACACGTAATCATGTCTAACTACTGGGTAATGGGTCTTAACGTTATTGGAGAGATAATTCTTTTCATTCTAATTCTACTTGTTGCTCATTATTTATAGGGGGGTGGGACGCTTGCAAGATCTAAGCAATCTGATATTAGCAATCGCATACTTGCTTGGTGCGATTGCTACTCTCTGTCAGGTTAAAGCTAAAGCAAAACATGACGCTCCACCAGATGAAACAGATATGAGTGTTGACAATCTAAAGAAAGAAATCAAGTCTTTACAAGATAAATTAAAGGACAAACAAAAATGATCGAAAAAACAGAAAAAGATTTAAAGGAGGCTAAATAATGAGCTTTTCACATATCTTAGATTTAGTTCTTGTAGTAACCTCAGTTACAGCAGTAATTGTTGTTTCTGTCTACGCTAAACACAAAATTGCAATCGATAAGAAAGCAGCACAAGGCGACCTTTTAGCAAAGGCCGAAAAGATTGTTGCCCAGTCTGTAAGTCCACTTGTCTACCAAGCAGAAAAGAGGGGAGGAGACGGCGAAGATAAGTTAACCTTTGTCGTTCAAGGCTTGTTCTTGCTCTTAGATATGGCACACTTGCCACATCCAACAATGAGTTTCGTCAAAGGAATGGTTGAAAAGGCAGTTACCGCTATGAAACAAGCTCAATCAATTGCAGATACTGTTGATAAACCTAAGACGACCATTGTTGGCGAATTAAAGGAAGTTAACAAGTAGGAGGTAACTTATATGGAAGTAGCAAAAAGAAGTTACGGTGTAGACGTATCTAGCTATCAAGATACTAATGTAGCTAATTATTCTGGTGCTAAGTTTGTAATTGTCAAAGTATCAGAAGGCTTAGACTATCGTAATCCTAAGGCACAATCTCAAATTTCTACTGCAAAAGCTAATGGTATGTTGCCAATGGCTTATCACTATGGAAGATTTAGTAGCAATAGTAACGTAGCCGTTCAGGAAGGTAATTATGCAGTTAACTCAGCTAAAACAGCTGGACTTAATGTAGGTTCTTACTTAGCATTAGATTATGAACAAGGTAGTGGTAATGAAACTGGTGGAGATGCTGGTGCTAATACTACTGCAATCCTAGCTTTCTTAGATACGATCGTAAGTGCTGGTTACCAACCATTGTTATACTCAGGTGCTGCATTACTTAAGTCTAAGATTGATACTGGTAAGGTATTAGCAAAATATCCAAACTGCTTATGGGTAGCGTCTTATCCTGTATCTGGTGCAACAAGTGAGGCAAACTTCGGTTACTTTCCCTCAATGAACGGGATAGTAATCTGGCAATTTACCGATAACTGGCGCGGATTAAACGTTGACGGTAACATCAGCTTGATTGATCTTAAGACTGACAGTAAGCCAGTAGCCCAACCATCTAAGCCAGCCGTTAAGCAATCAACACCACAATCTTGGGTTGATGATATTGGTGATACTTGGTATAAGGAAGAAGGTAAGTTCTATCCAAACGGCACTATTAATATTCGCTATGGTGCTAGAACCACTAGTGATATCATTGGCACAGTAACTAAGGGCGATTGTGTTAAATACGATGCTTATAGTCGTCATGGTGGCTATGTCTGGATTAGACAACCAAGAGCTGACGGAGAACCAGGCTACTTAGTTTGTCGTCAAGGTAATGATCCATGGGGTACGTTTAAATAGTATGATATAATTTTTATATCAGCCGAGTGTGGCTTGATAAGTTCCTTTGAAGTTTCTGTGCTTATCAGTATTAATGAAACGAATTAAAACATGTTTTAAAAGCCACTCTGGAGCAGTTTTGTTCTGGAGTGGCTTTTTTTGATATAATTGTATTGCATACCTCGGTATGTTCAATTACTTTACGAGAGCTGCCTTTTGGTAGCTCTATTTTTCTATAAAAATAAGTTACTTTTCGGAAAAATCATCAAATTAATCAGTTGCTTAAAAGAAAGTATCTATGTGACTTGGACAAAAATTGCGAAAAAAAGCCTTTGACCGCTAAAATGACCGCCAAAAGTAAAATAGTATACAAATGAATATGAATATTTTTTCATTATATATAGGAAGAAAAGCAAATAAAAGTCGATAAAAACATAGTTATCTCCTGTTTGAGGCATAAATAAAAGCGTGTAAGTATTGATCTTACAGGCTTTTTTGTCTATCATGGCCGCCATTTGACCGCCAAGGCTAAATTTCATCTAAAATATTTACTATTTTATCGTCAGATTTCTGTTTCAATTCATCTAACATATAAGCATAGTGTGAAGCAGTAGTACTCATATTTGAATGTCCTAGTCGTTTGCTTATTGAGTATAAATCAACGCCCTTAAAAAGCAAAAGTGCAACATGAGTATGGCGTAAGCTGTGAAAGTGGAAACCTTCTTTTTCAATATCTAATTTTTTAAGTTGCTTTCGTAAAACTTTATTGACTGCATTAGATGTAGGAATTGTTCCATCTGATCCAATAAACAAATGCTCATTTTTATTCTGCTTAAGTTGTAGAAGTATATCAAGAAGTTTTTTGTCAACTGCTATGACTCTAGTAGACGAATAGTTTTTAGTAGATTTATTTATTTCATTGGAGTCATAATTAACTATTTTATCATTATCATAATCCCACGATTTTGTGATATGGATCTGCTTATTTTTAAAATCAATATCGTTCCACGTCAAAACACGTATTTCTCCAGGACGCATTCCAGTGTAGATAATCGTTAAAAGCATGTAACGACTAACATATGAGGGCTTTATTCCGTCTAAAAGTGAAGCAACCAATTTCTGAGTTTGTTCAAAATTCAAATAATCTATTTTTCTGGTTCGTTCATGATTCCATATAAGATTAATTCTGTCAGTGAAATTTTTTCTGATTATACCGTCACTTATAGCATCTTTTGCGCATGTTCTAATGTATCCATGTATTTTTTTGACACTATCTTTAGCGTGTTTTTCTCCATAGTAATTCATAAATTCTTGATATTTTAAGCGATTAATGGAAGAGATTTTTGAATTACCAAAATATGATTTCAAAATTTTATAAAGATGCTTATATCTGTTGATTGTATTTTTTGATTTTCCTGCTATCCTGTAAGCTTCATACCAAGATTTATAATATTCAGCAAAGATTGGGTCTTGATTAGATATATTATCCTCATCTTTAGCTACTTCCATCTCATTAGCCCATTTTTGAGCATCTCGCTTAGTTTCAAATCCACCTTTGGATTTATATTGTCGTTCGCTATTAATGTACCAAGATACTTCAGCAGTCCATTTCTTGCCTCGTTTTCTTATTCGTGCCATCAGAGATTAAGTAGTTCTTTCTTTTTTGCATCAAATTCTTCTTGAGTGATGATATCATCATCTAAAAGTTGCTTATATTTTCTAATTTCATCAGGGATGTCTGTAGTAGCTTGGACTGTTGTTTGAGATGGAGCAGGAGACTTAATAGCAGCCATTTGTTCTCTTATGGTTTTAGCCATGATGGGAGCAGCAACTGCATTAATTTTTTCAATTCCAGTTACATTTGCACCATTAGTTATTGATACAGTACCAGAAACTAATTGCTTGCTATAAGATACGGCATTAATTACAGATAAAGGAATTTCTTTTTGATCCATACCAATAATCATATTCTTGTTTAAGAAAATGACTCTCTTATTAGTACATACCACTAGCCAAGTGTGACCATCAAGAACACCAGAACAGGCATACTTAATAACTTCTGTATTGTCTAATACTTCTGGAAGAGCTTTGACCTCTTTCTTTACGAAAGTTAAATCGAATACTTTAGCAGCAATAAGTTCTTGCTTAACTTTATCCGAAGTATCCATTTTTTGAATTTTTTCTGCTTCATTTTGTGCCATGGCATCGTCTAATGAACGAGTATTTACCTGCTTATTATCAATATTAGATAATTTTTCCTTTGCGTTTTCTACAATTTTATCTGATTTAGCTTGAGTTTTAGCTGTTCTTTTTTTTATCCAATTTTGAGTTGCAGTTTTATAATTACCACCATTTGCAAGGAATTCTTGAAACTCATTAAATGTCAAAGTTTTAGCCCAAAATAGAGCAGCATTAGGAGTAGTTGCCCAGCCTTTACCCCAATTAGATTTTTTAAGACATTTTGAACAAACTACACCATCTTTTAGTTTTAATTTTGTTAAACTTGATTTTCCACAAATTAAGCATTTTTTATTCATTTTTATTTTCCTCATCAATTTTTACTTTTTGTTCATAAAATCACCTAAAATAGTAGATCATTGTTGCTTTCAAATTTTTTGGCAACCACATTTTTCAATCTCTCAGGAATGCCGAACTGTAACATAAATTCTCCAGGGTCTTCGCAAGTATAGCCTTGGGAAGAAGAATAATCCCAAATAAGATTTAAGCCATACAGATCAGCCTGATCTTCTTTGAAGGCATCATCATTTCTGTTAAAAGCATCGTGTTCTTGCCATTTATAATCATGGTCATAGTACATAACACCTGTATCGCCATTTATGCAATGTCCTAGTTCGTGAGCTGCCATAAATGGCACTTCTGATGGATTCCACCAGTTTGTGTTAATAATGATAGTTTTCTGTTTAGGAAGATACCTAGAACGAAAATGTCTGTCTTCTAATCGAGACAGTATGTAACTAAGATGATGATCTTCAATTAGGTTACATATATAAATGAGTAAATCATTGTTATACATAGGCGTTACTCGTAATGAGGCTCTCCGTCATTCTTATGTCTTTCAAGGATAGCTTTGATAACGTCCATATCTTCATCTGATACAGGGCGACCGCCGTAGCTAAGAACAACAGGGTCTTTTTCTAGGTCAACGGATTTAGGCTCACTAGTTTTATCTGAACCTAATAAATAATCAGCTGACACATCAAAGTATTCAGCTAGTTTAGCTAAAGCACCGCTTGAAGGCTCAGCTTTCCCATTTTCCCATTTAGTAATAGTTTGTTGAGATACATGTAATAATTTGCTTAGTTCTGTTTGTGAGAGTCTATGAGATGTCCTCAACTCACGTATTCTATCGCCAATCATGCTCTTCAACCTCCGTTTATCAACTATTGTACTTAAATTATAATACTTTATACATATTTTTAACTTTAAAAGTAAAAAAAGTGGTAAAAAGTGTTTGCATTATAAACCATGATGTATATAATATATATGTAAGTTGATAAAGGAGTTGATAAAATGAAGCGGGAACTTAAAAGCTTACGAGTTGGAGCTGGGCTTACGCAAGCTGAATTAGCAAAGCGATTAGGCGTTACTAATGTTACAGTTTCAAGGTGGGAGAGAGGAGAAGCAATTCCAAAGCCCAAGTATATTAAAGCTATGGCAAAATTATTTAATATCAAGGGGCAGGATATTTTTTTAAATTTAATTACTACTAAAGTTTATAAAGTTGTTACAAAATAGAAACAAATAGTGATAATAAAGTAGGTGATTAAATGCCTGAGCTAATTAATAAAGATGCTCTCATAGTTATCTTTAAGCCGATTATCAAAGCTTTATTTGATAAGGAAAAGGAAGAAGCAGAGGGCGCAACAATCAATATTGATGAGTTCCGAAAAAAGTATTGCGGAGGTAAAGGTCAAGAGTGGGTAAGGTTGTATGTTTTCGATAAGTTTAAAAAGGAAATTGATTTCGAAAATGGTGGTTTTGTAGTTAACCCACACAACGGCAAGAAAACAATCATTTTTAGAAAAGACGCTAAAAAGTGGATTGAAGAAAACTATCACCGCATTGATTGGAATGCAAGTATTAAGAAAGATTTTGGGAGGTAGAAAAATGATAAAGGTTACAACGGGCGACGTAATTAGACAATTGGTATCAAGAGGCGTATTCGAGTGGAAGAAAGATGCTGAATATCAGATTGGCATCAAAGATGAACAGATTGTTGTTAACAAAGATGGATCGGCTGAAATTGCCTATCTAGGTAACACCTTAGAAAGTGTTATTCAGTTAGCCGATATGTTTAAAAAGGTAGGTACTAAGGAACAGCAAGAGCAAATTAACGCAGCACTTACAGATTTAGTAACGATTGGAGATCGCTGGAATGAAGCGTAAGAAGACAGATTGGCTAGTTGCAATTGTGTGTTCAGAAGTAATTGCAGCAGGGGTTATATGTATCACTATGTTGGGCTATTACTTTTGGAGAATGTTCCTTTAGGAGGTGGAAACAATGGAAAAAGAAACAAAAAAATACAGAGATCCATTTAAAGGTATGAGCTTTAATGGAAACCCTGTATCAAAAGAAGAATATATTGCAGCTTATGAAAGCTACGTTAAGCGTTGTTCTGGTGAAGCCAAAGGTTAGTTCTAGACGAATTAGTCATAAAATCAGAAAATTCACAAACTGAAACTCGAATTGTTTCTTCAAGACATTGTATTTCGTCAAAAATTTTATCAATGCTCAAAGGACTAATCAAAATGATTTCTGTGGGCAAGTGTTGAAACCATTTTGTATCAGGTAAAGTTTCAAGTTTTGTTCGAATAGCTACAGCTAATGGCTCATTATTAGGAGCAATTTCGTAATCAAATGTTACAAGATATTTATGCATAATTAGACCTCCTTTCTTGAGACTAATTATAGCAATAAATTACGTATTTTAAGGAGGTGGAGTAAATGACATTAGAAGCAAGATTAATTAGTAACAGCAACGCATTTTTTGCTAGACAAGATAAGTCACCACTAGCTATTGATGAGTACCAGAAACAATTCGAAATTGCTTTAATGCAACAAAAAAAAGCCGTTACCGACTGCAATCAGTAACGACTAATCAAAGGTTTTATAAATTAAATTACTAAGGAGTATTTTACCACAATGATCGAAATAATGACACCCGCACAGGCTGTTACTTTTAGGGAGCAGCGTTTAAAAGAAGAACAAAGAAGACTAGCAGATCAAGGTATTAGTTCAGCATTTGAAGGCTGGAACTTAGTTACTATCGGCGACAGTGATTGCGATTATTTAAATTTTAAACATTTTGTCACTACTCAAATTTTCAGCCTAGGAATTGATAACTATATCAGTCGTACAGGCTGGGACAAGAAAGAATTGATCGAATACTTAGCCACTGTTGACCAATACGATGACATTTGGAAGATTTCTTCGATGGAATGGAGGGTAACTACTGATGACCTCTAAACACGCTGAATTTGAAAAAGAATACATGACTTGGCAATACAAGTTGGAAAAAGAAGCGAGCGATTGGAGAAAGAAGATAGCTACTGAAGCTTTAACTCAAGGATCATATCAGCAAGGCATTAACTGGATCAATAAGTTGAAGCCGAAAATTGATGATAGTTTCCCCGGAGGAACTTTAGGAGCAGAGATCAATTTCTTACGAGAAATTGCAGAAGACGCTCGTCAAAACGTGATGAAGCAAGCATTATCACAGAAACCTAAGGAGTAACCACTATGACAGAAAAAGTAAAAGTTCCAATTTTAACTCAAATTCAAAATGAATTAAAAGCACCGAAGAGCCAGTATAACAGCTTTGGTAAATATAAGTATCGAAATGCAGAAGATATTGAGCAAGCGTTGAAACCATTGCTTGCTAAGTATGGAGCAACCCTGACTATTGATGAAGATGTTCGAATGGTTGGAGAACGGATTTACTTTGTTGAAACTGCAAGGTATAAGGACGCAGAACAAGAAGTTAGTGTTCAAGGTTGGGCTAGAGAAGCTTTAAACAAAAAAGGAATGGACGACAGTCAAATTTCAGGAGCTACTAGCTCTTACGCAGTTAAGTATGCTTTAGCGAAATTGTTCCTAATTGATGATACGCAAGATACCGATAGTAATGGTTATCAGAGAAACCAACAACAAGAACCAGCACAGAAGCAAAAGCCAGTAAGGCGACAAGCAACGCCGAGTAAACCAAAGAAGATGACTAAAGATCAACTTTACGAATATCAAGCTGACTACAACGGGGAAAAGAAGTTCTTAGTTACCATCTACACCGAGTGCGACAAACAAAAGAAGATGGGACTTGATGCTAAGACAAGTGTTCCGATTGAGTGGTGGCACAAAAAGCTAAAGGAAAATTCAGCTGACGGAGAAGCAGTAAGACAGTTCACAGAAATGGCTATAGCTGCTAACAAAAAGAAACAAGCTAAAGCCAAAATAGAACAATCTAATAGTATTCCTGACTATGCTCAAGATCCCGAAGTTGAAAAAGCAATTGAAGAAGCAATTTCTTAAGAGAGGAGATAAAAATGGGCAGAAGAATGATAAGTAGCAAAGTAGTTGATACAGATAACTTCTTAGATATGCCTGCCACTTCGCAAAACTTATACTTCCACTTATTAATGCACGCAGATGATGATGGCTTTCTTGGAAATCCTAAAACTATCACTAGATCAATTGGAGCACATCAAGATGATTTAAAACTTCTAATTGAAAAAGGTTATCTGTTTGTGTTTGAAGACGGAGCAATTGCAATTAAAGATTGGTTCATTCACAACTATATTCCTAAAGATCGTTATCATGAAACAGTTTATAAGGAAGACAAGAAGAAATTAGAAGTCACTGAAACCCAGCAATACCGCCTTGTTACAAGAAAACCGATTGTTCAGGATACGGAAAGTAAACAAGATGATAGCAACATGGATACTAAAAAAGAACAAGATGTAAACAGTTTGGATACATCTTGTATACAAGATGATAACAAAGTGTATACCGAAGATAAGTTAAGTAAAGATAAGTTAAGTAAAGATAATAATATATATAAATTGTCGAGTTCAGAGAACATCGACACCGATCCAGAACAAAAATCTCAAAAAATACCTTACGAAAAAATTATCGATTACTTAAACAGAAAGACTAATTCACATTATCGTCCAACTTCTAAAGCTACTAGGCGACTAATTAAAGCTAGATACAACGAGGGCTTTACTGATATTGACTTTAAGTCTGTTATAGACAAGAAGTGTGCTGAATGGCTGCAAGATGGCAACATGGTTCAGTATCTAAGACCTGAAACTCTTTTTGGAACTAAGTTTGAGGCATATCTAAATCAACCAGATACAGGACCTATTCCACGAAGGAATTTTGGAAGTAAGCCCGTTCGAAAGGCTACTGACTGGGAACAGGTTCAACAGCGGATTCAACAACAGCAATCGCAAACAGTACCGAAACTGACAAAAGAAGAACGTAACGCAATTTTTAGAGAGTACGGCAAAATAGGCTAAAGAAATTGAGATTGGAAAAGAGATTAACTCTTGCCGATGTACAAGCTAAAACCAACATTGATTTTAGAATTTTAGAAAATTTCGAAAAAGGATTGGAAAATGGAATACATAACTCTTTAGCAATTTGGCAAAAGTTAGCTAACTTTTTAGAAGTTCCAGTTGAGTACCTAATGGGCTGGACTGATGACAGAGCAACCATAACTATAAACGATTTAAATCCAGCTGAAGAAGATGCTTACGAGCGTATCACGGACATGTTTAGTCAAGAATACCCACAAACTCGTCCAGAATTTAACTGGTCAAAAATTGGTCAATTGCTAATTAATTCAGACATTACGGAGGAATAGAAAATGGAAAGCATTATTTACAAAGAGGAAGTATGCGGAAGAATTGCCGTAGTGAAGGAGATGGATATGCCTTTCGGTCATTATTACACGGGATATATTGAAATCTTGCATAAAGATCCATTTAGCTGGAGAAATCACGTTGAGATGGGCAAAGAATTATTTTTCGACTCGTGGGATGAATTTGAAGAGTTTCCTGGTGGTGTAACATTCGCTGGTTCTTTTCCAGATATTGAAAGTGAGGAAGGTTTTGTCGGATTTGATACAGAACCATTTACACCGGGCGAATACACCGAAGAAGATTGCATCGACATTTTGAAAAAAACAGCTAACATTTTGGCAATTAGAACTAGAGCAGCTCAAGAAGCTATTGCAAGTAAAGAAAACTCAGAGCCAAAAAACAAATCTGATAAAAAATCAAAGAATGTGGGGTTGCTACTAGAAGCAGTTAATGATCTAGCTAACGCTAGTGCATTTAATGAACGTGATAAGAAAGACAAGGTAAGTGAACGGCTGGATAGTGCAGGCAAGAATGTAACACTATTTCTTGTAAATGAACTGCATGTAAAACCAAGTGATATCGCTATGTTCACAATTTTAAAAGCTGTGTTAAGTGAGGACGATGAAGATGAATAACGAATTAATCAAAGTAACGGTCAAGAATGACCAGCAACTAGTTAGTGCTAGAGAGCTACATAAAGGATTAGGTCTTAAGAAGCAATTTACCGATTGGTGGAAACAGAACAGTAAGGACTTTGAAAATGGCACTGATTATACATCTACACTTACAAGTGTAAATGTCGGAAATGGCGCTATTAGGGAAGTTCAGGACTATGCACTCACAATTGATATGGCTAAGCAGCTGTGTCTTTTAAGCAGAACCAAAAAGGGTAAAGAATACCGTGAGTATCTAATCGAAATCGAAAAGAAGTGGAATGATCCACAGAATGTTGTTCAACGTGCTATGGATATTCTGCACAGCGAAAACTTGCAACTTAAGTTGGAAAACAAGAGCCTAAGTAGACAACTAGAGGAGAGTAACAAGAAAGCTAGTTATTTAGATGTCATTCTTGGAACTACTGACGCAATGGTTACTACTCAAATTGCTATGGATTACGGTTATACAGCTGTTAAGTTTAACAAACTGCTACATGCACTAGGCATTCAGCATAAAGTCAATGGGCAGTGGATCTTGTATAAGGCATACATGGGCAAGAAGTACACCACAACGAAACTTCACACATACACCGACAAGCACGGTAAGGATCATGCTAAGCCACTTACTGCTTGGACTCAAAAGGGTAGACGCTTAATCTACGATATTTTGAAAGAAAACAACGTCCTACCGTTGATTGAAAGAGAGGACATTGCGTAATGCTTGAAGAAAATCACAACTTAGAGAAGATCATCGAAGACGCTAAACAATATCGCTGGTACTCAGTTCCTGATATGTACATGGTTGAAATTTTAGACACGACAGGACGTTCAGCTGGATTTGTTCAGTCTATCTTCACAGACAAGAAAGAAGCCAGTGAGGTTGCTAAGGTGCTTCATGGAGTGGTTAGAGAAGTAGTTGGAGGTTAAGCAAATGGAAGTTATAGATAAGCGTAAAGAAAATAAAGATGAAGAGTGGAAAGTCGGAGATGTAGTTTGTTATTACAACGATAAAAAAGAAAGCGCTAATTATGGATTAATTGTAGGACCAACAGGCGAGAATGAATATTACATTGCTTTTCTTGATGATGATGCAATACGTGGATTATCAATAGATGGAGGTTTTCCTGAACCAAATGTTAGCGGAACAAGTAGTGTTAATGAATTAATTTCAATATTGAAATCTAATTGGAAATACGTTGAAAAAGTAAACGCAAAACTGGTGATTGAATGATTAAAACAAAGATTATTACTAGACCAAAATACGAAAATTATGAGTTTGAATTTGATATAGAACGTTTTTCTAATCAATTAAATAGAAAAATTATAGATATTCAATACACATCAAATAATTCAAACTACGAAGCAATTATTACTTACGAAGTTTAATTGAGGATAAGTAGCATGTCAGATTGGATTTTTGCAGCAGCATTTTTAATTCTGCTAGGGATATTGATTTTGTATATGGGGAGTTTATAAACATGATTTTTGAAATATGGTCTGTAAATGACATATTTGAAGATGGTTCTATGTCTCAAAAATATTTAAATGCACTTGCTAAAGCCGGTTTTAAGTTGGTGAAAGCAAAGGACGAATTAAGTGATCGGATATATAAGATTTACATTAAAAATCTTTCAGATTTACGCCTTTTACACAAGATAGTAAATCATGATTTAATCATTTCGTTTCCTGAATCGAAGCCAACGACCAAAGATACTATGAGCGTGATGTGTGATAGTGATGATGACCCAAAAATTGTAATTTATGACGATTGGATTGAATAAGTTTTATGAGAGTTAACTTTACGATTGAAGGACCGCCAATTGGTAAGGCGAGACCGAGAGTTACTAGAACGGTAACTTACACGCCAGCTAAGACGGCACGATATGAAGATTTAGTTAGGTATACAGCGATTAATAGCTTCAAAGGCATATTTGATAAAGATGAGCCGTTAGACGTTAAGATCATGGCATATTTTGAAGTCCCGAAGAGTTTAAGCAAGAAACGTAAGGCTTTATGTTTATCTAACCAAGAACTGCCAACTAAGAAACCTGATGCTGATAACGTAGGAAAAATCATAATGGACGGCATGAACCCAAAAATGAAGCGTGATAAACGACTTCACAAAATGGTTGAAGTTATGAGAGGTGTTTATCACGATGACAAGCAAGTAACAACTTTGCTAGTCAAAAAGAGGTATGCCAAACGTGCAAGAGTTGACGTAAGGATTAAGAGAGATATGGGTGATTAAATGCAAAAAATTGATTTGAGTTTGGTAAGCAAATTTGTAGATGCAAGCATCGCTAACGATAAGAAATTAGCTTTAAAGTTAGCGAAAAAGATTGCTGAGCAGCATAACTGTTCTTTGAGTTTTGAGCTTGACACTTTAGACTGGAGCGCAAATTGGCTAAAAAGTGACGAAAGAGTAGCAACGCAAGCTATGGTTCGGGAGTTAAGACAGTATGAAGCATAGTGCGGAATTGATATTCATTGCAGGGATGCTGATTTGTCTGGGTGCTGTCGGGTTTGTGGTGTTTTGCCTATGAGCAACGATTTAAAGTATCAAAAAGGCAAGTGGTATCACGTACAAGAAGACGGTTCACTTAAGCCAGTAGACTATGACAAAGAAGTTGAAGAGTATTACAAGAAATGGAGAGATAATTATGGCAATTGAGTTGAAGATTGGGACTAGAGGAACGAGAGAAGAGTTTGAGGACACATATACTAGAAGTTTTTTAGAAGATAACGGTTTATTGAAGTTTGATCCAAGAAAGTTCGCAGTCAATTGCGTTTGGGGAGTTCATACTAAATACGGCTATATGTGTTCTTTCAGTTTCGATGACATTTTGATATACATGGGTGATGGAATCTGGGACTTAAGAGTAGCTAAAGAAGATAAAGAGAGGCCTTGGCTATGAAATTGTATGGATACGAAGTTAATACTTGCAATTACAAATGTTTCAAGACAGAACAACTTAAGAATTTTAGATCAATGCTTAAATCAAACATCAAGAATTTTGAAAATATTATAGAGCCAACAATCGAAGAAATGATTGACGAAGATAAAGTTGAGGAGCTGCTGCCTTTGATTGAGCATGAAATCAAAGTGAGGTCGAATGATGGACGAAACTAGGAACGATTTAGAAGTAGGCAATGAAACAGCAGTCATGATGTACTTGAACATCTTGAAGTATGCTAAGCATCATTGCCCCGAAGATGAAGATCCTCATGAGATCACGGATCGAATATTTACTGATATGTTAGCAGCGAATAAAGCAAGTAACTAAACAACTAGAAGATGAGAGGGAGTGTAAGTGTGTATCAAATTGACTTAGGATTACAGCCGAATTTAAGAGCTACAGCTAAAAGGGTGGATAAGTTCTTGACTATTAATTTTCAGAGCTATCTTAATTTAGCTGGCTTACACCGTAATCAACTTACAAGCCCTCAATTATCATTTGCACCGGGATCAACAAATAAGAATGGTGTTGAGAAGAATTTCATTGACGAAGCACAAGACGACATTGATATTGCTGATCCTGTGAGAAAGGTCTGTGCAGCGATTTATCGGACGATGGATAATTGCACTGATACAGCTTTAAAGCCTTACAGACGTATCTTAATTGGAACATACATTGACCAGCTACGTATCGTTGATGTAGCAGCTACAGTTAATCTGTCGACTAGGTCAATTGATACTAAGAAGATTAACGCACAATGCGAGTTCGCTGATCGTTGGCTTTACTGGAAAAGATATTTCGGCGTTGATGATTTACCCGACCTACGAGTGTTCAGCCAAAAAGTAAAAACAGTATGGCCGGATAAAATTAAGATTCGGAAAAATTAGTCGTGCGTAAAGCTTGCGTAAACCTTGCGCACTAGTTGCATACGTTTCATGCTAAATTAGTATTGTCGAAAGATTAGACGTGGTGGTTACGATCTTTCGACTGCACCTCGACAGTACTACGTGCGGTACGTTCGAAAAAAATCTCCTTTCGAAATTAATACAGAAGATCTTAATTTGTTTCGGTAAGTAACGAATTAAAGTAACCGTTCTTGGTAGACGCTAGCAGTCGCTCAATTCGACTGGCGGTTATAGCCTGATTAAATTCAGGCGATACAAATTCCTCTAAATGACTTTTATTTTTGGTTTTTGGCTTACAATTCTTTTATTTTTACTTTTTCTTATTTACTTTTTTTATCTGATACAGGCAATCGGGTTCGAATCCTGATTGCTTGATAACCTAGGCGGTAGTTCATTGTTGATTATTGTATATAATAGTTTGCCTAGGGAGATCCTATGCCATGACCCTCAACGGTTTCGAGGAGAGCGTGGGAAGAGCTGGGTAGTTGTTGGCTGGACCGCAGCAGCAACTGCCGTGGGTAGAGTGGCACAATTTGAAATTTAGAAAGAAAAGAGGAATTTTCTTTCACAACTATGTAGCGGGGTTCAATTCCTCGCCTGCCCATTGCCTGTCGGAAAGCAGGCGTAAAAATAATATTATTCAGATCACGAATATATTTTGTTTGTCTGATTTTAATTTACAGAATTGCATCTGGTTTAGCTCTGTACCTAACAGAGCATTCTAGGACTATAGCCAAATGGTAAGGCATCAGGTTTTGATCCTGTGTATTGTTGGTTCGAGCCCAGCTAGTCCTATAGATCAGCTCTATATTTTTTGAAACATTTTTGGATAGAGCTAATCTAAATATTTTACCTTCTAAAATGGTTGATTGTTTTTAGCGGTTAGCGGTAAGGCGAGCATCATGGCAAACGTGACTCCGTATTAAATCTAAAAGTGAGAAACCACGGCAATCGTAAAAGCGTAGCATAATAGACGCGGCTTTCCTATTTTGGTAACTTAGCTCAGTGGGTAGTCCATTAGGTCCAATTGATATGTTAGTTGGAACGTCAGCAACTTTTATTACTGCTGTCATGATTTATTTGATTAATAAACACATTTCCAATTTAAAAATGAAGTTAGTGGTAAGTACCCTAATTCCTACTTTTATCGGAATGTTACCGATAGCCTTGGAACTTCACTATATTCAACATGTACCATTCTGGTTAACCTATGGAACATCCATGCTAGGTGAATTTGGTTCATGCTTAATTGGTGCTATTTTGGTTTACTTTTTATCTAAAAGAATTGATTTATCAAAATAATTATTTAGGTTACTCAAGGAAGTAGCCTTTTATTTTTGCTTTTAGAAAGGACGGTGATTTAGGTTGTGAGCAATGAAAAAGGCGCTGGTAGACCGTGCAAAATTGATCAAAAGATGATTGACGAAATGAAGCAATATATGATTGCTGGACTAACGCTTAAAGACGCCTGTTCTTTGCTTGAAATTGATACGTCTACATGGCGTAGGTTCGAAAAGAAAAATCCTAAATATGCCGTCAAAAGGAAGAAATGGCAAAGCATGTTAAAAACACAGGCTTTGATAAACATTGCTGGTCAAATTATGAAAGAGAATGATGCCGGTTGGTCAGCATATTTACTTAAACGAGAAATGACTTTAGAAGAGAAAAGAGCTACTAATGCCTTGGCTAGAGCACAAGCCAAAGAGTCCAGAGCGAGAGTTAAAAATATTGAAGCTGATACACGTATTAAAGAAACTAAGGCAATTGTTGCTGAAAGATTAGGCATGGAAGACAATGAGCAACTTGAAGAAGTGCTTAATAAATTGACTAAGGAGGCAGGAAAAGTTGGCACTGATAAATCTACTAACGAAGAAACAGATTAAGGTGCTGCAATCCTACCTTAACGATGATTGGAAGTACTTGATCTTAAATGGTGCTGTCCGTGCTGGTAAGACAGTGATAGATAACTATCTTTTCTTACTAGAGCTTAAACGAATTAAAAAGCTTGCTGAGATCGAAAAAGAACCACATCCTCAATATATTCTTGCAGGGTATAGTTCAAATTCAATCTATACAAATGTCATCTCATCAATTGAAAATCAATTCGGAATAGTGATGAAGACCGACAGACACGGGCATTATCATCTTTTTGGCATTGATATAGTGCCAGCTTATACAGGATCAGTTCGAGGAATTGGTGCTATTCGTGGTATGACTTCTTACGGAGCTTACGTCAATGAAGCAAGTTTAGCCACGCATGAAGTTTTTCAGGAAATCGTACAGCGTTGTTCTGCTAAATCAGCAAGAATTATTTGTGACACAAACCCTGATATTCCTACACACTGGCTTAAGACTGATTACATAGATAATCATGATCCTAAGGCTAGGATTAAGGCGTTTAGCTTTACTATTGACGACAACACTTTCCTCGCAAAAGATTATGTTGAGGCTTTAAAGGCTGCTACACCAAGAGGGATGTTTTATGATCGGTCAATACTTGGTCAATGGGTCACGGCTGATGGTATTGTTTATCAAGATTTCAACAAAGATACAATGGTAGTTGATGAAGTACCTGATAATCTTGAATATTACTGCGGTGTTGACTGGGGCTTTGCTAAAGGACATGAGAATGTAATCACAGTCATGGGCGATGATCCTGATACGGATATTTCTTATTTAATCGGTGTTTATCAGTCAACCGGGAAATATATTGATTACTGGGTAGATATAGCTCAACAAATACAGGACAAGCGTGGTTATGGGATTAATTTCTGGTGTGATTCAGCACGTCCGGAATATGTATCTTACTTCCAGCAACAAGATATTCAAGCTAGAAATGCTGATAAGTCGGTTATGGATGGGATTGAATATTGCTCATCTCGAATTAAATTAGGCAAGTTTAAGGTTTTGCGCAGTTGTGCAGAGCCTTTTTTAGACGACTTATATCAATATGTTTGGGATCCAGTTAAAGGTGTGCCTAAGAAAGAGCATGATAATGTAATGGATTCCTTTAGATATGGTTTATATAACCAGCACAAGCAGCTTGATAATCAATTTATTCCAAATATTTATATCTAAAGGTGGTGATTAGTTGAAAAAAGTTAGAGGTAGAGGATTAGTTACAAGAAATGGTACTTTCTTATTTCCAAAGGATGCAGAATTAACAAATGATGAGCTGAAAGGATTTATTAATTGGAATACCGATCATTTACAGCCTAAATATCGTGAGAATATGAGACTTTATTTAAGTAAACACGATATTTTAGACGATGATCCCAAAGAATTTGGACCTGATAACCGATTAGTGGCTAATTTAGCTAAGTATATTGTTGATACCTATAATGGATATTCATTAGGTGTAGCACCTAAGATCACG